CCTTCAAAAGATATACCTTCGTTTATTTCAAATGGTAATCCGTAGAATTTATTTTCTTTAAATTCATATGTATAATTGTATTGATTGCAGAAGGATATTAATTTATCCAAAAGACCAACATAAATTTGCTTAGACCTCATATCATATAAATGTATTTCTCCATTCCAATTTCTACCACGATATTGAGGCATAAATTTTGCACCAGGGACTTCGAATTTAAATCGGTCTCTTAACTCATATTCAATATGTGGTTCTGCTGTTATTTTTAGAAATACTTCATTCTTTTTTTCAATAACAATATCAGTATTAGAGATATTTTGAAGATTTATATTTTCCATTATAATTGTGATTCAATAATTTTTTATTGGAAAATGAACGACCTTCTTTAATGTATCTTATTGCAGTGTTCCTTCCTATGTTATATTTATCTACTACCCAACGTGCTGCTTCATTAATACTTTTAAATTGGATTCCTTCAATTTCAATTTCAATTCTTTGTGTATTTTTTTCTAAATAATTTTTCGCATATTTAATCTTCGTATCTAGAGAAAGACTTTGCCACCCATTTTTTATTTTTTCACTTCTCCATTTCTTATGCTCTTCGTTTTCTTTCTTACCTAAAGACGATAATCTACATATTTCCTTTGTCTTATCAGTATGCTTATATCCTAATATCCCATCTCCACCCAAAGTAGCGTTATACTCTGGATTTAATTCTTTTATTAATCTTGGTTCTTCATTTTTCAATAAAAAATTATGGTAAAAAAATCATTATGAGTATTTATCTACCCTAAACCAGAAGTAAACTTCATAAAATCGATAGCATTTTTAATTTGGTAGTTTCTTTGAAATAGTTGCTTTAAAATACTATCAATATAAGACAGTATTACCTCATAATATTCAACTTTTAAAGAAATTTGTGATAGTTTTTCATCAGAATCCATATACCCCTGAAGTGTTTCTTTATCTCTGATTTTTTTCGGAAATGGATTTTCTATGTAGACGGTAGGATCTGCTTTTCCTGTAAAGTATTCGTATTTTTGGTGTCTTATATTTTTTTTCTGTTGTTCTGCTTTTTTCTTTAATAAAAGTGTGTTATTATATAAATCAAAATATTTTGCATGAAGAATCAAAATATTTAGGGATTCTGTGTGAAGATTATCAATATCAATAATAGAATCTTTTTCCCACATTTTCTGAATTACATCAAGATCAAAACTCATAAAGGATTTCCACTCAAATCTACTATATCGTAAATAGTATACTTGAAACTTACATCTGCTGTAAAGTATTGGATATCTGTACTAGTTGCATCAAAAGATACTGTTGATAAAGAGTATGGAAATAACTCTTTAAATGATACTTGAAAATTTGGAAGTTGACTGCTTGTTAAAACTTGTAAAGTTCCATCAGAATATATGTTTTGTCTATCATTCATGTATCTTCCCTGAACTAGTCCTTCATTAGAAAGATCTCTAAATTGTTTAACCTCTTCTGGATATCCTAATCCACGAATCCAATTTTGAATTTCCATATAATTTTCAAGATTTTCATCTACTAAAAATCTTAAATTTAAATCCCCAAATACAATTTTATCGCCAGGAATATCAATGTCCTTTAAATATGATGGTTGCTTAGCAATTCCTAAAATTAAGTCTGGAATATTTGCTTGATTGCAAAAAAAACTAACTTTAGGTGTCCTTGTTAGGGTAAACTTAAATCCTGTTGGTGATAAAAAGTTTCTATTCTCTATCTGTCCTTTAGTCATTCTTTTTTTAAATATTTAGATAAAAAAAGAGGGTCCTGGTTGAGACCCTCTGCGTATTCTTTGTGAGAATGTCTCACATAAGATTTCTTACGGCCACCCTACGATAGTAGCGGTTGGAGTTAACTTGAAGACGGCCTAGACCCTGATCAGTTCCTTCTGCGAATGGATTAGCGACAAGACCATAACGGGTCTTAAATCCAATCTTTGGTTGGAAAGAATTCTCACCAACGGCACGAACCATTTGGAGAGGAACATATGGACAGTAGAAGAGACCAGCATCATATGGACTGGAACCCTTATAACCGACGACATAATACTGATTACCTGGAGTGCCGTTAGCAGCAGTTAGGTTAGCAGAATATGGGTCAATATATACACGGAACTTGCCCATTAAAGTACCAGCAAAGGTGTTGCCGGTATCATCAACGTTTAGGTTAGCGTTAAGCGCGGGGGTGTAATCGAGAACACCAGCCATTGTTAGTGCTGAAGCAACGTCAGCAGAGCACATAACAATATTGCCCTTTCCTCTACGAGTTCTTTGTGCGATTGCGTTAGCATCACGCTCGATTTGGAATAGAAGACCCTTGAACTTCTCAACTGACCAACGACCATTGGAGTCAATGTCTAAGTCAAAAATACCAGGAGTTGCAACGTTTTGTACTGCACCCTGTTCGGCAACCTTGTAGATGGTACGAATAACTTCGCGGTTGATTTCTGCAAGAATCTCAGTCGAGAGAATATTTGCTAATTCCGCTTCGGCATTCAGACCGTGAATTGCCTTGAGGTCTTGAGCGAGCTCAAGTGAATACTCAGCTTTCAGGGCGCGTGACTTAGCAGTAACAGTGACTTTCTCGATTGAGAATGCCATCTGATTGAATGCATCGGCACTATCACCCTGGAGATTTTCTGCATCACCAGTGACCATTCCTTGGCCAGTGTTATATGCAAGTTGGTCGCCAGCACCACCAACGGGGTTTAGTACTCCAGGATTTGTACCATCCTGAGAGGTAGTACCCATACCAGAAGTAACTGAACTAAATCCTGCAGTTCTGTTGAATCCTGCACTTTGTCCAGAGAATGCTGTATCTACTTCATCGAAGAATGTTTCATTACCGCTCTGGTTGGCATAACGTGAGCGCATTGCAAAAATGAGTCCAGTAGGACCGCTCATTGGTTGAACCCCAGCAAGGTCATAAGCGACCAGGTTGGGCATTGAACGTCTGATTAAAGAAATCAGAACGGGGTCAAAACCTGCGGTAGGTCCACCAGCAGCGGAACTGCCACTAAATCCACCAGTTCCTGCGGAATTGGTTGGTGATTCCATAAGGTTGGATAGATTACCAACTTGGAATGATTGCTCTTCTCTTAAAAATCTTTCTTGGTTTTCTAGCAGGACAGCGGTGACGGCTCTACGATGAGAATCTTTGATTGAATCAAGACCCTGATAGTCTAAGAGTGGTGCCCACTTTTCCTGCAGATGCTCGGATTGGAACATTTGCGTTTACCTTTTGTTAAGTGTTTGTTTTGGTTTGAATTATATTAAATTCAATTATTTGCTGAATGCTGAAAGAGTCTTAAGATAACTAGCCATTGGACCAGAAATAGTTTCTGGAGCACTGTCTACACCCTCAGACAAAGTTTCAGTTCTTGCAGATGGAGAAATTGTTCTTGAAGGAAAATATGATTCCCTCAAAGTCTCCAGTTTTTCACGATATTCTACTTCACTTTCAAACTCAACACTTTCGGCAAGTGAAGCGAGCTTGTCTTTCTGAGTAGCCGCAAGACCATCAGATACTTGTTCAAAGATTCCGTCAGCAACCGACTCTGAGAGACGCTTGTTGAGTGAAACGTTTTTCTCAATTTGCTCGTTGAGTTTTGTCTCCATTTCATCAAGTTTTTCTACCATATTCTCAAGTACATCATATTTTTCTTCAGGGATTGATACATAATGTTCTTCAAAAAGACCTTTCATTCCTTGGAGGAATGATTCGGTCATTTCTGTTTTAAGTCCGTTTTCGATGACAAGTGCATTTTGTTGAATCCACTCATCAGCAACATACTCAAGATATGCGTCTACACGTTCCGCAAGTTCAGTCTTAATTTCTTCGACTTCTTCTGCGAGAACATTGGCATATTGAACTTCGAGAGTTTCTTTAATTTCAGAAACCTTAGATCTAAGAGCAGCTTCAAAGATGGTACGTGCTTTTACTTGAAACTCTTCAGATAGTTCTTCGCCTTCTAGAAGAGCATTAACATCTTCATCGATGTTAAA